GAAAAAAAATATTTTGCTTTTTCCGGCTTGGAAATCCCGTTTTCCCGTTACGGGAAAAAAGCTTTCTTCCCGTTTTCCCGTCCATGGAAAAGCTTTCTTCCGATTGATAAAAAATATTCCATTTGGAAAAAAATATTTTGCTCTTCCATCCAGGGAATTCCCGTTACGGGAAACGGGAAAACGTCCAATATTTAAGGCTTGAAAAATTCATTCTTCCGTTTTGGAAATCCCGTTTTCCCGGTACGGGAAGAAAGAGAAAAACGTCCATGGAAAGCTTTCTTCCCGGCTTGGAAAAATTCTCTTCCGTTTTCCGGCTTGGAAAAATTCTCTTCCGTTTTCCGGCTTGGAAAAAGCTTTCTTCCCGATTGATAAAAAAAGACGAAAATCAAAACAAAAAATTCTTTCTTCCGATACGGGAAAACGTCCATGGAAAGCTTTCTTCCGGCTTGGGGGAAAAAAAGACGAAAAAATATTTTTCTCTTTTTTCTTCCGTCTGGAAAAAACGGGAAGAGAAAAAACGGGAAAATGGACTTGGAAAAATTCTTTCTTCCCGTCTTGGAAAAATTCTCTTCCGTTTTTGCGGCCGAAAAATTTTTGGACCAACCGGAAAAATTTTTGGTTGACTTGGAAAAATTCTTTCTTCCGGGTCAAAATTTTTCTGGCGAAAAAAGCCAAGATTTTGACCAATTTTCGGGTGGTCGGTAATGTGTGGGAATTATGGGCAAGCCCAATCCGTGTGTTGATATTAATACTTCTACAAAAATCCCATATTTGATGGGGTTGAGCCTCCATATCCTTATATGGGGGCAAGTATAGGATTGCGCTATGATGATAAGGCATGATCTAAATGGTATTTTGGGAACCACCCGAAAACCATGGTTGAAGTATATCTTCCGTTGAAAATTAGACAAATTGTGGCTTTTCCCACCGTTTTTATATCCCAAGTAACTATCTGTTTTTACTGGGTAAAAAAAAATATCATTTTTTTTAAAATAAATGCTTGACTTTTGGATTCAAGGGGTATATATTATGAATCAAGATAAGGATAGTTCTTTTAAAAACGGAAAAGAAAGCTTGACCCTGACCCTGAACCGAAAAAACGGTTGAAGCCAGAATGAGTCAAGGCCACCGATGGAAACGAAATCCGGTTGATACGAAAAGCGGAAATTGGGAAGGCGGTGAGGTGGAATCGGAAATTGAATATGCCGATGGAGAAAAAAATGAAAAACTTGAAAATCTAAATATGGCCGCTGTCCTTCTTATAGAAGGATGGCGGCCAGGTTGAGACTTTCAAATCCAAAAAACCTTAATTATAAAGGACTGGAAAAATGACGATAATAAATTTGATCCTGAACGGTAATGGAATTTGCCCGGTGTGTGGCGGGCAAAGAAACGAAATCAATGAATACGCTGCTGGCGCTGTCCGGATGTTGACGGTGAGTTGTTTAAGATGTAAATATGAGTGGTTGGTGGACGGAATGGGAGAAAATGCCCCTTCTTTCAGGGATATCGCAAAAAAGATCCACCCTGACGTTTGCCACCACCCGAAAGCCACAGCCCTGACACAAAAGTTGATGAACTTCAAAAATAATCCCAGCGCCTTCTTGGTAGTCCACGAGAAAGAATTTGTAGAAGTGGTCACGGATGGGGCAGAGTTGAAGATCAACCGCAAAGAAGTCAAGAAGTTCAAGGTTGAACTTAATAATACACAAAAGTTTATCCGGGAATTGGCCCAGAGCGGTGGCCGAACCATGAAAGAGATTGAAGGGATGGCCTGGAACGTTTCAGGTGACTCCTTTTATAACGCTTTCAAGAAGTTAGTCGCCAACGGGTTTGCGAAACGGTTGAACGATGGCCGGATGATACTTTGTTAACCTGACCTGCCCGGTGAAATATCCGGGCACTTCCAAAATATCCGACATGAAAGGAACTGGAAAATGAAGACCAAAATTGAAAGCATCTATAAGGATCTGAACGCCAATCGCAAAGCTGCCGCTGGTGGTTGTGGCGCTGTTGAAATTTACCAAATCCGGAAAAACGGCCAAAGATACGCAAAACCCCATACGGGATGGTCTGGGACCAAACGCTGGACGGAAGATGGCGCCCAATCGGAAATTGCCCGGATGAAACTTCTGAATCCGGGAATCGAATTTGTAGTTGTACCTGTAGCCCAGTAGAAACACCGTAGGCAAACGATTGCCCCTGCCCCTGTACGATTGTATGGGGGAAGGCGTGCGCCCAACCTGCGTGACTACGGGCACAAATGCGCCAGTACCCAGTTTCTGGCCAATTTCAGCTCAAAAAAGTGAGTCGAAATTCCAGAAAAATTTCCAGGAAAACCATTCTGGCGGCTCGAATTTTCATCCAAAAAATGGAGGGTAACCATGGAAATCGAATTGTTGGTACAAGCCAAGAAGGCTGTCCGGTGCTGGGATTGCGGATCAAATCAATTCCAGATTGAATCCTATCCACATGATGGCGGATGGAACACCCCGGAAGGCAAGCGGTGGTTCTTCCTGACCTGTTCGAAATGCGGATATCAGACCAGCTTCGACAAGCTGGGGATTTCAAGAAATGCGACAGGGGCAGGTTTTTCCGATGTCTTAAAACGGATCCACCCTGACGTTTGTGGTGGGCATCCGAAAGCCACTGATTTAACTCAAAAACTTTTGAATTATCGGAACCACCTGGGTGTATTTTTCAAGAAGTATCGGGATGAACTTTTGGAACTAATGAAGGGGGCAGTATGAAATTTTCAGATTTGGAGAAAGAAGCGGCAAAGTATGGAATCCGGATCACCGATGGGGATGGGGTAACTCAGCCCATCCGATTCAAGGTGGAGGAAATAACCATGTCTTGGATGTATCGGAATAAGGATGTCTGGTCAGGATATACACGGTGTCCGGAAATATCCGATGTGACGATTGGAACAAAAATCCAAGTAGGCAACTGGTGTTTGGATTGGGCTGTTAATGGCTTCTAAGACACACCGGGCGCCCAGTAGAATCACCGGGAACTGACGATTGCCCCCACGCCTGTAGGATAGTGTGGGGGCACAAAAAAGAAAGGAAAAAGCGCATGCCTACCATAGTGGAAGTATTGATGAAACGGGACGGAATGTCCCGCAGGGATGCCCAAGACTTTATCGTTGAGGGAAGAATTGAGGTGTTGGAGAATGGCGCTGATCCGGATGAAATCCTTCTGGATTGGTTTGGACTTGAACCTGACTACTTAGAAGAATTGATGGGGGTGTAAAATGACCCACAAGCAATTGGTTCGGAAGATCAATGAAGCAATCTGCGGGATTGCGCCGGGAATATTCCATGACGAGCATTGGGTGGGATTTCAAAAAGTCCACAACGCACTTTTGGCGCTGAGTGGGGTGGAAGTTCACCTGGAATTCGTTTTTTACGATCACGATGAACGCCGCAATCCCTGCCGGAAAACATGGGGGTTCACGGTGTTCGATGGAAAGAATACCGCCAGCGTGACCGTAGTGGCCGCTGGGGCTGGGAGCGTGGACGTTCCCTTGTCCTGTTACGATATCGTGGCGTATGCCATCTGAACTGAGAGGTGACTTATGGAAGATAACTTCCAAATTTGTAGAGAATGCGGCAATCAACGGCCAGTTAATACGCCTGGCTGCCCCACCTGCGATACGCAGGAAGCTGAAGCCGCTGGCCATAGCGGCTGGTTCGACTTATGCAATGGTTGGACGTGTAACCGGGAATGCCCGGCCTGCAATCCTACGGGATGTGGGGATGGGTGGCCGGGAAACCACGAGTTTGCGGAAATCGAATGCCCCAAATGTGGACGGGAAAACCAATGCTGGGGTTGCTCAGTAAGGTGTACCGATGATTCCACCGGAGCAGGGGAATTCACGTGTCGCAGTTGCGGCCACAACGAACACTTCCCGTTCGAAGACAAGCCCTGCCGGGAATGGACGTGCCCGCACCGGAAAAACTTCCCCGTGGTGGGGGAATGTAAGCCGGATTTTGACACCCCGGTGTGGCGGGACTGGCTTGACCGCCGAAATTCTGGGGAACTGGTGGGCAGAGCACCAGGGAGCTGCTGTCCATTTTGGCTGGACTCCCCCAGCTTTTAACCCAATGGAAATTTGGGTCAGACGACCAGAAAAAACATTCTGATGGCTCGAATTGGCATGGTGACTTTTCTGACCGTCTGACCCCATCCCGGATACACCGCCGGGAAAACCAAAAAACCAAAATATATCTCGAATTTTTGCCCGGAAGAAAGCCGGGCAACAATCCATAAAACCAAAAGGAGCTGGAATCTAATGAGTATCCAATATACAATATCCTCAAGATTTGCAAACACCAACGGAATCCCCACTTGTTTCGTGGGAGAAAAAGTTATCGAAACCCCAAAAGCCCTGTATGTCTATGGGCACGGAATGACGCACCCTGAAAGCCGGTGTATCCGGTGTGGGCGCACCCTGACCCATCCGGGCAGTATTTTAATTGGGATTGGCCCCGAATGCCTTCAAGACTGGGGGGCACGGGATGTTCGACTGGACAACCTGAGCCCAGCGGACATCGAGCGGTTAAAGAAAATGACCACAGACCGGGTGGTGGATGGGTGGATCCCAAAAGCCATCATCAAAACTCAAACGATGGTGGAGGAAATAGTGGTGGTTCCGGAAAATCACCCAAAGAAGAAAAAAACCACCCCAGAAGGGGCACCAAAGGCTCAGCCGGAAGGGGCACGCAAGCCCGCAGGGGCACCGCCCGTACAACCGGCCAAGCCGGTCAAACTGGCGCAAGGAATGCTCAAAGCGGATGGGGATGTTTATATCCGGTTGATCTTCCCGTATAGTCCAGAACTTATCAACAACGTCAAGACGCTGCCCGGAAGAAAGTACCACGCTGGTGCGGACAAGTTTTGGACGTGCCCGGTGAGCCCCAAGACGTTGCAGTTGTTGGTCGAATGGGGATTTCAATTGAGTGAAGGACTTCAAAAACTCAACACCCCACCCCTGCCCCCTCGAATTATCAAAGACGTTCCGGGACTCAAAAAAAAACTCTTCCCGTACCAAATGGAAGGGGTGAGTTTTCTGGAACAGAGAAATGGGCGTGGGCTCATCGCTGATGAGATGGGGCTGGGCAAAACCGCACAAGCCCTGGCCTGGTTGCAACTTCACCCGGAATTACGGCCTGCCGTGGTCGTGGTTCCGGCCAGTCTGAAACTCAATTGGGAAAAAGAAGCGGACATGTGGATGGACAACCCAGCCACGCAGATCCTGTCCGGAAACAAAACCGATGCGCCGATCATAGGGGACATCATCATTATCAATTATGATATCCTGCCGTCTTGGGTGGACGTTCTGAAAAAGATAGAGCCCAAAGTGCTGGTAACGGATGAATGCCATTACTTCAAGAACAATGGGGCACTCCGAACCAAAGCCGTCAAGAAGCTGGGCAAGACCATCCCCCACGTGATTGCGCTTTCCGGCACGCCGATAATCAGCCGCCCGATTGAAGCTTACAACGCCATAAAGCTGATCAATCCGGATGGCACGCCCAGCGTATGGGAATATGGAAAAAAGTATTGCGCCTTGAGTCACAATCGGTTTGGTTGGGACTTTAATGGCGCCTGTAACACGGAGGACTTACACAAATGGTTGTCCGAAACAATTATGATCCGCCGGATAAAGGCGGAAGTTTTGACGGAACTGCCGGACAAATTGTATTCCGTGGTACCGCTGGAAATGACCAATTCCAAGAATTATGCTTATGCGGAGTCCAACTTCATTAGTTGGATCCGGCAGAACAAAGGGGATGCCGCTGCCCGCAAAGCCGCCAACGCTGAAGCACTGGTGGAAATCGAAACATTGAAGCAAGTTTGCGTAGCGGAAAAGATGAATGCCGCCATCAGCTGGATCCGGAATTTTCTGGAAGTGGACAGCAACAAGCTCGTGGTGTTCGCCACCCATAAGACGACTGTGGACCGGTTGATGGAAGAATTTGCCGGGATAGCGGTGAAGCTGGACGGCAGTACCAAGCCGACTGAAAGACAATCCGTAGTGGAACGTTTTCAGTCAGACCCGGTGGTGAAACTGTTCGTGGGGAATATCCGTGCGGCTGGTGTGGGAATCACGCTGACTGCTGCTTCTAATGTGGCTTTTTTGGAACTTCCCTGGACACCTGGGGAATTATCCCAGGCAGAAGACAGGTGTCACCGTATTGGGCAGAAGGACACCGTCAACGTGTATTACCTGCTGGCCACCGGAACCATAGAAGAAATGATGGCCGCACTGCTCGATTCAAAACGCAAAATCGTGGATTCCATAACCGATGGAATTGAAGCATCGCCCGACAACTTGCTTACAGAACTGTTGAAAAACTATACTGGGGAGGATGAATGAAACGAAAAAATGACGTGGAAGTGAAGATGGCGAAAAAGTTGGCCGGTGGTTGGCATAAAGCCACCGGCATCGACTGGGAAGAACTGTACAGTGAGGCCATCGTTGGGATGTGGGAAGCGCGCAAAACCTTCCGACTGGACAGGGGCACCGCCTTGACCAGCTGGCAGTACTGCTGTGCCAACTATCGGCTGAAGACGTTCTGTGCGAATTATGAAACGTCTTTGGGGGAAAAAATGGAATCCGCAGAATACCGTTCCGATGATGGGGACTTTGTGGAAATCATATCATCCCTTCCGGAAAACGCCCGGATGGTGTGTAAGGTGATTCTGGAAACCCCGAATGAGTTTGCCGGGATCATGCCCAAAATCGCCCGTGGTAAAGTAGTGAAAACCATGAGAGACTTGGGCTGGAGCTGGGGTGATATCTGGGAGACGTTCCGGATCATAAAGAATGCCCTAAACTCAAAGTGAAAATCATCGGATAACAAAGGGGAATACCCAATGAGAATTTTGGAACTGTTGGATCACTTGGGGATTGCCTACATGACAGAAGGGCACAAGCACTGTCGGCCTGGATGGGTCAACATGCCGTGCCCGTTCTGTTCGGGAAACCCCGGAATGCATTTGGGCTATGATATGGACAACGAGTATTTCAAGTGCTGGCGGTGCGGTTGGCACCGTACTGGAAGCACGTTGTCCAAGCTGTCCGGAATGCCCCTGTCACAGGTGTTGTCCCTCATGGGGGAATATGGGGGCAAAACCCGCTACAATCCGTGGAACATGAAGCGTGCCCCCCGGATAAAAGGATTTCAACACCCTTCCGGCACCGGGCAACTGTCCCCAGTTCACCGGGCATATCTGGAAAAGCGGAAGTTTGACCCGGAAAAGATTGAGGCCGAATGGGGAGTGTTGGGGACTGGGCCAGTGTCTTTATTGGACGGGATGGACTACAAACACCGCATCCTCTGCCCCATACGGTGGGACGGCCAGGAAGTGTCCTTCCAATGCCGGAGCATCCGGGACAACGTCCAGCCCAAGTACAAAGCCTGCCCCAAGGAGCGGGAACTGATTCACCACCAACATATCCTATACGGGAACCAATCCCGATGGGGGCAGACGGGCATCTGCGTGGAAGGGGTGACGGATGTATGGCGGTTGGGGGAAAAGTCCTTTGCCGTGTTCGGGATTGAATTCACCCTTCCCCAGATCCGGAAAATAGCCCAACACTTTTCCCGTGTAGCTGTGGTGTTCGATGATGACCCGCAAGCCACAGTTCAAGTCCATAAGTTGATAGCGGAACTGCGAATGTATGGGGTGGATGCGTGGTGGGTGCCCATCATCGGTGACCCCGGTGGAATGGGTCAGGCGGATGCAGATGCTTTTGTAAAGGACATCCTATGAACTCGAATTTCATGTTGAAAATAGCATGGGTTATTATTGCCCTGTCCCAAGCCTTCCTGGTTTGGGAGATACGAAACGCACACCCACCACCGGAACCGGAAAAGCATGAGTGCCCGGTGGTGGTGAGTTGCCCGCCGTGCCCTTCCCCTTCCCCGATACCCAAAGAAGTCAAAGCCGTAAAATGTACCATTTTTTCCTATCATAAAATCCAGCCGAACAAGACGGCCATCTTGGAGAAACCCGTGGCCGGGTGGACTGCTGCGGTGAGCCCGGACTTGATCGGTTGGTTGGGTGGGCGGATATACATTGAGGGGGTGGGGGTGCGCAGGGTGAATGATATAATGAAAAATTTGCATAGGAAATCGGTTGACCTGTATGCCGGGAATGAACGAGCGGCCAAGGAATTTGGCCGAAAACAATCAACTGTGGTGTTTTTAGGAAAATGAAAGGAGATCGAAAATGATAATTTGGAAAGATGAGCCTTCAGTGCCTATACGGGAAAAATGCCCCCATATTCATGAGATTGGGGGAAAGCTTCATAATGACTTTTGTGAGACCTGTGGGGATGTCCCGGTGGCGGAAATACGGGATGGGAAGATCATCCCCGTTCACAATCCCAGGGGCAAGGCATATGCCGCCCGGAAAAGGTTGATGTATCGGAAAAAATACCGCCGAAATTCCAAACAACACCGGGATGCGGGATGGGAGGGATGATATGGACTTCTTGGATGAATTGATGTTGACCGCCATGTACATCCCCAAAGTTTTTGTATTTAGTTTTGGATGGAGAAATGCCATTGTTCTGACCGATTTGTGTGATTTCCGGGAAGCACTGGAAGGCTGTGACAGGTTGGAAGAGGGTGGTTGGTTCAAACAAACCCTCAAAAAGCAAATGGAAAACACCGGATTGCCGCCGGAAGACATCCGCAAAAGCAATAAAGTTTTACAAGCCAAAGGCATCCTCAAAATCAAAACCGAAACCAACGCAAAAGGAGAAAAGACAGATTGGTACCAGTTGGACTTGGGGAAGTTGGACGAAACCCTCAAAAATGCCGGAGGATGATATGGACTTTTTGGAAATGATATCTTCCACGTATTACTTCAAACACCTGTGTATTTTTATCCCGGTGTTTGGATCCAAGAACACGCTGTTCCTATCCAACTTGATTTCAACCTACCAATACTTGAAGAAAAAAGAAGAACTGGATGAAGATGATTGGTTTTATCATCAAATGGCCTATCAAATCCGAAACACCGGATTGACGGAAGAAACACTACAAAAATGCAAAAAATTCTTCCGGGAAACCGGGATTTTGGAAACCAAAATAATGCAAAATCCAAACAGAAAAGGGGTCAAAGAATTCTATCGTTTGAACGTAAATCAATTGCAAAATCATATGGAAGAAAAATACAGGGAATTGGGGGAAGTTACTGAAATTATAGGAACTGCCCCATGTACCCAAAAATGGGAACATGGGAACCCACCCCCATGTACCGGAAATCCCGGACATGGGAACCTTTTTAAGAATATACTAAATATAAAAAGTTTTTCTAAAGAAAAACCAAAAAGAAAACCAGTCAAAGCCCCAGATAATATGGAAGATTTGGGAAAAAATAGTCGAAAAATAGACAAATCCCCGACCAAACTGATCATATCCCAACTTTCCCCAGACTGGGGAAAAGACCCGGCACTAATCACCGCAATCGAAGATTGGGTGGAATACTGCCTGGAACGTAAAAAGAATCATTTCACCCAAGCCGTAATATCAGGCTTGGTCAATAAATTGAATAAATCATCCATACCGGAAATCATCCAAGCCGTGGAGAATAGCATATCATCCGGTTGGATAGGATTATTCCCCAAGCCGAACATTCCCAAGCACGCCCCCAAGCTTTCCCCACGCAGTGGGAGGGCCAACAATGATCAAGATTATTCCTTTTCACGAACCATCAACGTGGATGATGACGGGAAATGGACTGAGGTGACTCAATGAACTATTATGATTTGTTGCCGTACACCGGGATGCCCGCCCGGATCATCGATGGGCTGCGTGATCATTCCATATCCTTGAATGATCCCAAACCGTACCTCCTTCAGAATTCCTACTTTCATGGCCCAACTGGCGCCGGGAAAAGTTTGTTTGCTGCGCATATCCTGGCCACCAGCCTGCGGGAACATACCCACATCCCGTATTACTTGGGCTTGATGGATCCCAAAAGCCCAGACTACAATCCGAACTACCCTGGCCCAGTGCTGGGGCATAGGTTTTGTTGGTACCCAAAATTGCTTCAATCCATTAAGCGCACCTTCAACTCCTTCAGCCGGGAAGAGGACTTGATGGATCCGATAACCACGGCAGACTTTCTGGTCTTGGACGACATTGGGCCAGAAATCGCCACTGAATGGTCTTACAACATTTTGTACCTGTTGGTTGGGGAGCGGTATGACAATAACCTCCCCACCATCTTCACTTCCAATTTATCGCCACGGGACTTACAAGCCAAATTTCAAGACACCCGGATTGTTTCCCGGATTATGGGAATGTGCGGTGATCGAATTTACGAAATAAAAGGCACCGACAAACGCCTTTTAAACACCCGTCTGCGCACGTAGGATCACCGTAGCATGACGATTGGGGGTGGGTGTGTACGGTAGTGTGGCTCCCCCTCCTTCAATCGCAAGAAAGTGGGCTTAAATGACAGAACCCTTTATTGAGCGTCAAATTGTAATCGGATTCATCACCTCGACACGATTGTTGCAAGTCTTGGTTCCTTCTTGGAACCCACGGGTGCTTCAATCTTCCACCGCTCAGGTGCTTTGTCGATGGTGTAAGGAATACTTTGAACAATATCACACCGCCCCCAACCGCAACATCGAAACCATCTACACGGAAAAGTTACGGTTGGGGCTGGCCAAGGATCAGGCCGAATGGATTGCCGACATTCTGGAAAGCTTGTCGGAAGAATATGAAGAACAGACAGACCCGCTCCCCTTATTGGATCAGGCTCAACGTTACATTTCGGAGCGGATTTTGCGGATGGCTGCGGGGGACATGCTGTCTGAGCTGGACAAAGGAAACACCGACCAAGCCTGGAATATTAGCCAGAACATCGCACCGCTCAACGGCAATCAGGACTCCCCGGTGTGTGATCCGTTCGGATGTGGGCTGGATAAGATTCAAGAAGCTTTCCAGCAACGGCTGTCCCCCCTGGTGGTGTTCCCCAAGGCGTTGGGGAAGTTTTGGAATAATGAGTTGGCCCCCGGTAACTTTATTGCCCTCATGGGGAAGGAAAAAGTGGGCAAAAGCCTATTCCTCTTGGAAATCGCCATGAGGGCTGCCCGGAACAACACCCCGGTGGCTTTCTTCCAAGCAGGGGACATGACGGAACTTCAACAGCTCAGGCGCATGGCGATATACCTGGCGGAAAAGAGTGATCAGGAGCGGTACTGTAACGGAATGTGGGTGCCTCAGGTGGATTGCCTCCTACATCAAACAGACGACTGTGAAGACAAAAACCGTGAAGACCCGGACAAAGTGTTCAAAGACCGGAAGGAAATCACCTGGGAGAATTTGTCGATCAAAGCTCAGAAAAACCCAGAACACCGCCCCTGTCACAACTGTGATCGGTTGGTGGGAAGCCCATGGTTAAAATGGAGGGCTGGGGTTCAGCCCCTGACGGGCAAAGAAGCTTACAGGACATTGAAACGTTTTGGCAAGCAATACCCGAACACGATGCGGATGTCCACCCATGCGAATGAAACCTTGACCGTCCAGCAAATAAAACAGATCCTCCAGCAATGGAAGCAACGGGACGGATGGGTGCCCCGGATAGTTCTGGTGGACTATGCGGATATTTTAGCCCCAGATCCGGATTTGAGCCGGTTGGACTTCCGTCATCAACAGAATAGAATTTGGCAACGGTTGAGGAACCTGTCCCAAGAATGGAATTGTCTGGTGGTGACGGTCACGCAGATCAAAGCCGATGGTTATGATAAGAAGCTTTTAAGCCTGGCGGACTTTTCGGAGGACAAGCGGAAATTTGCCCACGTGACGGCCATGTACGGTATCAATCAGAATCCGGAAGAAAAACGGATTGGGCTGATACGGTTGAATGAATTGGTTATCCGTGAATCCGATTTCGACAGCCACCGGCCTGTTACTATTCTACAACGCCTCCAGATGGGGAAACCTTTTCTGGGCAGTTGGAGATAAATGGCCTAAATAAAAATGCAGGATCAAGTATAACATAACAGAAGTTCAAATTTATTCTCAATCCAAAAGGAGCACAAAATGAGCAAAATATCCCGTAATGAATTGTTGAAAGCCGCCCGTGAACTCAATCAGGTGATTCCGTTCGACAAACCGATTGACTTGACCCTGAAAGATGACGCCTTGGAAAAACTGATCGTGGCCGCCAAAGCCGTCATTGAGCCCACGGATGAGTTCACCCCCGAAACCCAAGCCGTTCTGGATGCGTTGGAAGATGAGCCTTCCCCGGTGAACTTGAAGGAGTTGGTGGCAGAAGCCAGCAAGCTCAAGGACTTGAAGGATTTGGTTGCCGCCCATCCCGTGTTCGCCCCATTGTTGGAAAAGCTTGGTGATTTTGCTGGGCTTCAGGGGCCAAAACTTCTCAAGATCGAAATGCTCAAGTTGATTGGGAATGAACCGGATGATTCCGCACCGGCTGAAGATGCGGATGCCGATGCCCCCAAGAAAGAAAAGGCTGCCGATGCCCCCAAGAAAGAAAAGGCACCCAAGACAGACAAACCCGTTTCCAAAACCCGAATTCGTTGCGCCACGGAAACATTGATTGCGTACAAAGGCACCACGACAGATTTCAACGTGCTGTTGGATGAATCGGATGCGTTGTATGATACTGTTCCGAACCTCAAAGAGCAACTGGGCAACTTGAATCGTGCGATTGCGGTGATGGAAGTTTTGGGAATGGTGTCCGTGGTTGGCAATAAAGTCACTATTGCGGACTTTTAATGGGAAAACATGGAATTGTGCTAAGAGGGGACAGTTTGTATTGTCCCCTCCCCTTAGCCATAGAGCCTTATTGGTGGTGTGAGCCTGATTGCCCGCACTGTTCGTTCCGTGCCCTAAACCATGTTTGGGGACGGGATTTGCGACCGGTGGATATTCCCAGCTTGGAGGGGAAGTTGATATCAGGCTTAAAAAATAAACATCCACAATCCCCGTTGTCGTTTTGCTTACATCAGAAAAAAACCATCCGCATCGGAAGCAAAACCGATCCATTTCAGCCCCCAGAATTACAATACAAAGTCAGCACGCAAGCAATGAATGTTTTGAGACGTTTGAAGTGGTCTTTCACGATCCAGACCCGTTTCACTAATAACCTGATGGAAGTGGCGGAATCCGCCATCTACAAAGCCGCCCGGTTGGGGCTGGTGACGTTGATCCCGGTAATATCTCCCGGAAGGGACAAGGACTGGGAACTGTTGGAACAGAAAAAAACTCCACCCATCTCAGAACGTCTTCAACATATCATTCAATGGAAAAAGCAAAATGTCCCATTGGGGGTACAGGGTGAACCCTTCATCCCCGGATTTCATACAGTACAGGATTTCGAAGATACTGTCCGGATGTTGAAAGGCATTGGGGTCAACCGCTACAATACTTACAATTTTCATTTCAACGCCCACGTAGCCAAGAGGATGGTCAATATACCTGGGGTGGATATTGAGCGGATTTGGGAACAGAATCAAGACCGTCCATGGCGGAAGACATTAGGAATGCTATTGGATATTGCGAAAAAATATGATATGATTTTAGGGTGCCCGGATTTCGTAAATTCTGGCCCCGATGACGTTCAGCAATCGAACACCTGTTGTGGGGTGGACGTTCCAAACCCCTGTACCTTCAACACTCATCACTTCAAACTCTCAGCCCAATCCGGAACCCCGTTGGATGAGGTGGCCGCCCGATGTTGGGATCATTGCGGTGATTGGGAAATGGGAAACAAGATTATCAATGGGGGAACCAACAAATTTTACACACTACGTGATGCGGGAATAAGGAGGACTTGATGACCCAACCAAAACGAAATATGAGGATTGAGAAAGTGAGGGAATTGTTCGCTCAGTGGCCTGATTATTATATCATCGGCAACAAGCCGTATGAAAAAGGATGTATCCTGTTCAAGCGATGGAAGCGTGGGGAGAATCCCCAAGCCGTCCACCGCACCGATGCCAACTGGCAGATGTATGAGCTGGGGATGACCAAGGGGTGGCATCCGGATCAACTCTTGTTACGAAACCCGGATGAGCCGGAATCTAATGGGGATGAGCTTTTTACAGAACCCCGCAACCACCGCCGGAATACTTTGAAGGTGCTCAACCATCATATTGACTCATTGCGGGAAGTCCAAGAACTCATACCGATCTTTGGCCCAGTGGGCGCCAGCCTGGAAGAAACCATAGGCAATCTGGAAAGGTTGCGGAGGAATTACCGATGAACTATTGGGAACTGCGAAAAATTATTTCCCGGATTGTCCCCCGAATGACCAAGCTTTCCGTCACCAAACGTCACCAAGACGCCGTTCGGGAAAAGGGGAGAAAAAAGAACTATCAACAATTCAACCTGAAGTTTGGGGAATGGCGCAAGCAAGAACGCCTTTTGAATACTGAGGAAATCAATTCCTTCCTGGAAGTATCCATACGGGCTGCGGCCTGCCCGATGCCATTTAACATGGATATTTGGGATGGGTTGCTTTGCCCTTATAATTGCTTATATTGCTTTCCTTCCGGAACCCCGATATTGATGGTGGATGGAACTGAGAAAGTTATTGAGCGGATTCAAATGGGGGACAGAGTGATGTCCTTTAATGAAGTTACCAAAGATATTGAACCCGCCATCGTAACACAACCGATGAAACGGGAATACAAAGGCCGCTTGATATGTATAGAAGTGGGGGATGGTAAAATATTGAAAATGACCCCAGAACATCCCGTCTATACTCAGAGGGGATGGGTGGAAGCTCAAAAACTTTCCGAAACAGATGAGGTGGCCATATGGTAATTTGTAACATTTGCCAGAAATCATTCCGGACATTAACAAACACCCATTTAGCCCTTCATGGATTGTCTGTTAAAACATACTTGGAAAAATACCCAGAAGAAAGTATTTGCACGGAAGAATACCGACAATTGCAATCCAAACAAATGAAAGGAGTCAATAAAGGCCGAAAAAGAAAAGATGCCGCCCATCGAATGAATAGGAATAACCCAATGAAAAACTCCCAAACAGCTCAAAGAGTGGGGACAATACGAAAAACACAAATTCAATCTGGGGAATACCCGGCCATGAAAAATTTTAATCATTTACCTTCCGAAAAAGAAAGCACCCTCATAAATTGGTTTCAAGAATGGGGAATTCCATTGACCTATGTAGGTGATGGACAGAAAAACATAAATGGTTATTTTCCAGACTTCATAAATGAAGACTTGAAAATAATAGTTGAACTGGAGTTGAATTTTTGTAGTCGGCCCAGGAATACTATGCCGGAAAAGGAAAAAGTATATTTGGAACATGGATACAAAACCGTATGGATCACCCAATGGGACAAAAACCATATAAAGAATTGGATTTGCCCTTTGTTCCAAGGTGGAATCCGTTTTTCCAAAATAAAACGGATTTGGGAAGAGGAACATCATCATCCTGTTTACAATTTTGAAGTATCCCCCAACAATACTTATATTGCAAACCACATCGTGGTTCATAATTGCTATGCCAACGCCTTCCGGGCAAGCTTATATACAGCGTTTTTTGACAATTCGAAAACAATGGGATTTCGTCATTGCAATCCGGACTTCTATCAACGGGAAATCGACAAAATGTTGAAGTATCGGATTTTGTCGATGGAAGAAAAAAGAAAGCTTTCCGGCATCAATAAAGCTTTTGGACTGGAAATCCCCATCCGGATGGGGATCAGGTTTGAGGACTTTTTGCGGAATGAGAAACGGGACAAGATCAGCCTGGCCATGTTGAACTACCTGGCGGATATTGAATATCCCGTAATGATCAACACCAAAAGCAATATCCCCGGTGAGGACGCCTATGTTCGGGCACTCAGCCGGAACCCTGCCCATACTGCGATCCATATTACCACGATTTGCAAGAGTAATGAAGTGCTGAAACGGATTGAACCCGGTGCGCCATCGTATGAGAAGCGCATAGAAGCCATGCGCAACCTCTCCAGTGCGGGTGTTCGGGTGGTGTCCCGGATTGAACCCTATTTGTTTCTGTTGACGGATGATCCGGATGAAGTTGGGGAATACATGGAAGACGTATGGGATGCTGGGGTGCGGAATATCACGTTTGATACTTATTCATACACCGCCCAGAATCCCGGCATCCGGCAAAGCTTCATCAATGTTGGGTATGACTTTGACCGGATGTTTATGGCCGGATGTGACAGTCAGCCGTTCGGAAGTCTATTGCTGGGGAAGTTTATGGACTTGTTTCGTGAGCGTGGTTTTTCCTGTTCTACGTTCGACATGGGAAACACCCCCACGAATGATCAGAATATCTGTTGTGAAGTGGGTGATTGGTTCCAGGGTGGTTGGAATTATGGATGTACGGTAATGGCCGCCCGATACATTAAACAACGGGCTGGCCGGGCAACCGCCTGGAAGCACTTTGAGAAGTATGTCGTGAAAAATGGCGGATTTCTGACCCCGGAACTGAAGAACATGGTGAAGGAACTGTGGAACCTGAACGGGAATGTGGCCTACAGCCACCGTTGGGCTGCCGGGATGATTCCCTGCGGATTGGATGAGGATGGTTTGATTTGGCGTTGGGACGGGAATTCAAAAGACTATCGGATGGAAATACTGGAGGGCATGTTATGAAAATTACCGGAACCGTTGAACAGATTTTTGCCACCGCCGTTGGGCTGGATCAAAATGGTGGATTGAAGAATACTATTTTTGCGATTGAGAATGAAATCTACATCCTCAATTACGACCACACGGTGCTGCTGCGCTTTGGGTTGCGGAAATCGGAAGCCATCTTTCCCCATCCCATTTCCTTCCGGGCAAATGATTACGACAGCGCTGAATTTACCTCAGAAGAGGGCAAGATCATCTTCCATAGCCGGAATGGGGACTTTGTGCGGAAAAAGTCTTGCGCTGCCCCGGATTTGGAACCTGGGGATGTGAAAACCTTGTTCCAAAAGTACTGGGACAGTGGGAGGACGTTTTTTGATCTATCGGACACCCTTTTGCCGATGATTGAGCGGGACTTGAGTCATGTAGAATTTTCGGCCAAAGCCGGTGAACAGATCAAAATCGTTCAACGCAATATCTATTCCGGAGCGCTGGTGGAAATACAGAAGTCTGGGGAAGGAATGTTCAACGATGTGGTGGAGAAGGATTTTGGCCCAGTGGCGATGAAAACTGGTGATTTTTTATCCTTGTATATGTTCCAAGACCTGTTGAAATTTGCCTTCCCGTCCAACGGACAAGAGGACTTCATATTGCTGAAATCCGGGAATATGAACAAACGCAACATGACTGGGATAGTTGCTTGTTGTATTTATGATGAAATCATCGAAATCAGGGAGGCAAGAAATGGGCGGCAAGAGTAGAAAAAGCGGCACGGTGAGCAAGAGTTTGATCCGACACATCAAACAGAAAGCTCAGGCGGAAGCGGACAAGCCAAAAGGAAAAGACGACAATGAACCCAAACGAAAACAACATACAAACCTATTTGATGAGGATGAATGAATTGGGGCTGGAACCCAACTTCTTTACCAGTCAAGCGTACTTGGAAAAGGCTGGGGCTATACTGTACACCGATAGTGCCAGCCTGTGGCTCGTAGCCGACAGCACCCCCATCCTCCAGCCTATCCCCCACAATGGGGGATATAAAGCATGCCCGGTGCCATTCTATTGGGCGGACTTTAATAATTCGCAACCTTTTCCGGACATGGTTCCGGAATTCCTGGATTGGGAGTATATTTTTGACCCCAAACAATTCACTTCAATGAAAGGGGGGGAATGGGCCACGTTTCGGAAGAACACCCGCAAGTGGCCCAACCGCACGCCCGGCTGGAAGTACAAAGACAAGCCCCCGGTGTATGAATATGAATGGTGGGACTTGCTGGATGAATGGATAGAAGCCAAGGCCAACGAAATTGAAGATGCGGAAATCTTGGTGAAGTTTTTGGAAGACCCGCTGAATAATTTCCACCGCAAATATCTGTACAATTCCCATTACGAACTGATGGGGATAAATGTTTGGGATTGGAATGAAACTTACATCAACTATCGTTTTTGTATCGTGAGACGAAACCGACCATTTTTGGATGAGTTCATGCGGTATCTTTTTTACACAGATCCGATGGTGCGAGCGGCAAAGAAAAAAGTCAACGATGGTGGGAGTTTGGGGAGTGTCGGCTTGGAACGTTTCAAGGACAAACTCAATCCCATCCGGAAGCGTGCGGTGAACTCATGGAAGAAAATAGACAAGGAGTTGCGAACATGATAATTGAAAAAGCATTACTACAGATGGCGTTGGAAAAAGTGAAGCCGGGATTGAGCTCCAAGGAAATCCTTCTTCAATCGAACAACTTTGCGTTCTTTGGAGACCGGGTGGTCACCTACAACGATGAGATCAGCGTCAGCTGTCCCGTACCGGGACTGGATATCACGGGTGCGGTGAAATCCGATGAATTGTATAAGTTCATTACCAAAGCCGCCGCAGACAAAATCGACATTTCCATACAGGAATCGGAAATCCATTTGAAAGCCGGGAGGGCAAAGGTGGGGCTGGCGTTCAATCCGGAAGTCTTGTTACCGTTGACTGAATTGGGGGAAGTATCGGAGAAAATGGATTTGCCGGAGGACTTTCTGTTTGGGTTGACTTCCGTGTTGTTTTGCGTGGGGAATGATATGACCCGCCCCCGGTTGACTTGCGTTCATTGCCGGGAAGATGGGATACTGGAAGCTTGCGACAATTCCCGTTTCATCCAATACACCATGAAGGATGTACTCCCAGAATTCCTCATCCCAGGAAGTAGCGTGAGGGAACTGTTGAAGTATTCTGTGAAACGGATTGGCTTTACAGAAGGCTGGGCACACTTTTGGGACGACTCAGGGGTGAGCTTTTCCTGCCGGTTGTTTTCGGATGAATATCCGGTGTTGGAAAACAATATGAAGAATTTACATGACGCCCAAAAAATAGTATTTCCGGAAGATCTGGACGCTGTACTGACCCGTGCTCAAATATTCGTGGCCAAGACTGATCTCAAATATGCCAGCACCGTGGACATTTCGGTGGAGGGCAGAAAAATGTTCATCCGTGCGGAAATGAATGGGGCTTGGTTTGAAGAATGGGTCAAGGTGGAACCCTACACCCCGCCTTGCGCCTTTTCCGTGAACCCGGTATTCCTACAGGACATCATGAAACGGAACACTTCCTGTCAATTCTACGATGGCAAGTGCGTGATATTCAAAGGTGAGAATTGGCTTCATATGGCAGCACTACAAACAAGGACAGATAAATGAGCGGATTTTTCAGCAAAGCTGAATTATCTTCCGTCACCCGCCCGCAAGGCAAAGCCATGACCTGTATAACTTGCGGGCTGTTTCAAAACTGTAAAAGCCCCCGCATGGCTGCGAGTGGGGGATTTGAGAAACGGATTTTGATAATCGGGAAAGCCCCCGGTCAGACGGAAGATGAGCAATGTGAACATTGGTCTGGGAAAGCGGGCAGACGTCTGCGCATGGAGCTGAGGGAATTGGGGGTGGATATCCACCGGGATTGCCTCAGTACCTATGCCATAAACTGCCACACGGAAGATGACAAAAAACACGAACAGGCGATGGCTTGTTGCCGGAGCAGAATCCTAAAAATCATCCAAGAACGCAAGCCCCACTTGATATTGGTCTTGGGGAACCTGGCCATGAAATCCGTTCTGGGGCATCGGTGGAAAAAAGACTTGGGGAGTATCTTCAAGTGGCGTGGGTGGACAATACCTGATCGGGATATGAAAGCGTGGCTTTGTCCCGTGTTTTCCCCGGAATTTGTAGATGAGAAAAGTACCCCAGAAGCGGACACCATCTGGGGGCAGGACTTACACCGGGCAATCGGCCTGTTGGACAAACCTTTGCCCGGATTTCATAATGATGCGGATGATGTGGAGATAATAGATTTGGCTGATTGGGGCAAGTCCACCCTCTACCCCACACCGGAACTGGCTGCGTTTGATTACGAAACCACGGGATTGAAACCACACGGGAATGGTCATCAGATTGTTTGTGCTTCCATTTGCTACAACGTCAACCACTCTCAAGTATTCCTCATGCCCCCGACCAAGGCTGAGCGCCGCCCGTTCACGGACTTCCTGGCCAATGCGGAAATCCGAAAGATGGCTCACAATATGAAATTTGAACAGGCGTGGTCTTTTGTCCGCCTGAGGCAGAACGTAGAAGGATGGGAATGGGATAGCATGTTGGCCGCCCATATTCTGGACAACCGTTCCTACACCACGGGATTGAAATTCCAAGCCTATGTCCAGTTTGGGGTGGTGGACTATGATGAAGAAGTGTCCCCGTATTTGCGTGGGACGGAAAAGAATGCTAATGGGCATAATCGGGTTTTGGAAATGATTCAGAATCCAGCGCTGAGAAGAAAGCTTTTGGTGTACTGTGGGTTGGATAGTTTGTATGAATTTCGGTTGGGACTATTGCAAAGGAGACTAATGGGATATGAGTGATATTCACCCGAACACCCAGGAAGCTTACAAGCTGTTTCATGAAGGCATGTTGGCCTTTGCCCGGGCAGAACAAGCCGGGATGAGGATTGATGCGGAGTATTGCGAAAGAAAAAAGACGGAAATCACGGATCAGATTGAGGACTTGGAAACCCAGATAATGAAAAGTAACTTTGGGCGCCATTGGAAGCATTCTATGGGGCCAGGGTTCAAGTTGACCTCTAACCAACAACTGGCCACGTACCTGTATAAAATCAAAAAGCTCACCCCGATCAAAATGGCTGAATCCGGGAAGATGGGAGCCACGGATGATGAAGCTTTATCCAAGCTCAACATCCCGGAACTAAACCAACTTTTGGATATGCGTAAATTGATCAAAATCCGGGACACGTACTTGGATGCCTTTATCCGGGAACAGGTCAATGGATTCATTCATCCGTTTTTCAACTTACACCTGGTGATAACTTTCCGCAGTTCCTCCGACAGCCCCAACTTCCAGAACATCCCCAAACGGGACAAGCGGGCAATGAAATTGGTTCGTGGGGCAATATACCCCCGGTTGGGGCATCAGTTCCTATCCATGGACTTTTCCGGGATAGAAGTGCGGATGGCTTGTATCTACACGCAAGACAAGAAGCTGATCTATGACACCGTACATGGTGATATGCACAAAGACATGGCCATTGAGCTTTATATGTTAGACGGCCTGGACAAGCATCACGATGGTGAGAAGAATTTGCGACAGGGAGGCAAGAATGGCTTCGTGTTCCCTGAGTTTTATGGAGATTATTATGGCAACTGCGTTCAGGGATTGTTAGAATGGGCCAAGGTGTCCTATCTCACGGACGGGACACCCGCCTTGGTTCATATGCAAGACAAAAAACTCATCACCCTTCATGAAGACGGCACGGTGAGGAATTTTGACAACTTCACCAAGCATGTACAACACGTAGAAGACATGTTCTGGAATGAACGATATCGTACATACAAGGAATGGAAGAACAAGACTTGGGCAGATTATCAAAAGACAGGATATGTGGACTTGAAAACGGGATTTCGATGCGGTGGGTTGATGGGGAAAAAAGACGTTTGCAACTATCCCCTACAAGGCTCAGCCTTCCACTGCCTCCTATGGACGTTCAATGAAACCGACCGATGGATGCGTAAAGAGCAAACCAAAAGCCGCCTGGTGTCTCAAGTTCATGATGAGTTGACTTCCGATTGCCCCCCGGAAGAGACCCGGATGGTGGCGGGACAAATCAATCGCATCGCCAGCCAAGCATTACCCAAACACTGGCCGTGGATAAACGTTCCGTTGGAAATTGAAGCGGAAGTGGCGCCCGTAGATGGAAACTGGGGGCAAAAAGAATTCTACCCACTTGAGCCTAAATAAACATGAAAATCATCGGATAACAATACAGAAAGGAAAAGAAAAAAATGTGGAAAAAAAGAATTTATCAAGTGTTCGACAAATCCGGAAATGCGGTGGAAGTGTTGTCCGCCCGGAGCGTGGCCGATGCCGCCCGCAAAGCACGGGAACTGAATATTGACTTTCCCATTCTGGTGGAAGTGCCCCGAAAAATAGCCAAGGAAATGCGACGGGTTTTGGAACATAAGAAAGCTTTGGAGGACTTCATCTGTTCCATGACTATCGAACAAGTTCAACGTTTCGAAGAAAACACTGGCGTGAAAGTATCCCAAGTCAATATTCAATACCGCAACCGGGAAAGGGGGGCAACCGCATGAGCCTGTACTTGAAATATCGGCCTGATTCGTTGGAAATGGTTGTGGGGAATGAAACGGTGTTGGAAATCGTGAAGGACATGACGAAATCCCCGGACACCTGTCCGCATGCTTTTTTGCTTCATGGCCCCACGGGATGCGGCAAGACCACCATCGGAAGGATAATTGCAGCCCGGTTGGGAAGTGCTGGGGATGATATTCACGAAATCGACACTGCGGACTTCCGTGGGATAGATACCGTGCGGGAACTGCGCAAGCAATGCCGCTTCCTGCCGATGGGGAGCGCCTGCCAAGTGTGGATCATCGATGAGTGTCAGAAGATGACTGGGGATGCTCAATCTGCCCTGTTGAAGATTTTGGAAGATACCCCCAACCACGTGTATTTCGTTCTTTGTACGACAGATCCGCAAAAACTCCTTGCCGCCATCAAGGGCAGATGTAGTCCATTACAGGTGAATACGCTCAACGATCAGGAAATGTTCCGACTGTTGAGAACCATAGTAAAGGCGGAAAACGCCAATTTACAGAAAGCCGTCTATGAGCAAATCATCCAAGACTCTTTGGGGCATCCCCGGAATGCCTTGGTGATTCTGGATCAAGTGTTGAGGGTGGATCCGGAAAAACGGATTGATGTGGCGAAAAGAACAGCTGAGGAACAATCGCAAAGCATTGAGCTGTGTCGAGCTTTGGTGAAAATTGCCAGCTGGAAAGAAGTGGCCGGAATCCTGTCCGGGATGAAAACTCAGGACGCTGAACGCATCCGGTATGCGGTGTTGGGCTATTGCCAAGCCATCCTCTTGAAAGGCGTGGAACATAACCAAGCCGCCGCCATCATTGAGTATTTTTCAGAACCCTTCTACAATACTGGCTTTCCGGGACTGGTGTTTGCTTGTTACTCAGCTATCATTCATTCAGCATAAAGTGAGGAGGACTTGGGATGGAAGAATTCAGTTGGGTGGAGTTGGAATGCGAAAACAAAGCCGAAACCCCGGAAGCGGTGCTGTTGGACTTTGGGGATAAAGAAGTTTGGATTCCAAAGTCCCAGATGGACTTATGGCCGGAAAAGGAGGAAGGCGGAATTGCCGCCATCCGGTGGTGGAAAGCTTATGAACAAGACTTGATTTAAACAGAAAGTGAGGACGAAATGAAAGCCCCAAACTTTGAAAAGGATTGCCAGATTGACGATCAGTCCTTGGATATCGAATGGTTGGAGCAAGCCAGTTTAGGAATTAAATATTGTAAATATCTGGCTTATCTCAAAGACAAACAACGACAACTGGAAGAGGAAAAAAAGACAATCCGTTCGGAACTGATTTTACAGGCCAACCGGGAACCGGCCAAGTGTTGCGGCAAGGACAAGCCGAATGCCGCTGACATTGAAGCTTTCTATCGGGTCAACACCCGGTACCAAGAAGTGGTGGAAGAACTGAACAACGTGACGTATGAAGCGGAATTTGCCGAAATGGCAAAAACCGAAATCTGTTGGACAAGAAAGAGTGCTTTGGAAAACCTGGTCAAACTTCACGGCTTGCAATACTTTGCCGGCCCAAGTGTTCCCCGTGATCTCCAAACGGAATACCGGGAATATCAAGAACAGAAGAACAAGAAAGTGGACACCGGAATATCCGAAACATTGAAGAGGGTGCGGAAATGAAAGACCTGGCAATCATCCTGGCAATTTTGTTTTTGGTGCCGTTTTATGTTTTCTTTCTCAGCAAACTCCAAATGCTGGGATGGATTGCCGGATTGAAATTCCATTTAATTTATGAAAAGGAGCAAGACAATAATGGCGAAACCAATGAAGAAAAGTAGTTTTGCAGGCAAAGTAGCGAACAATGCAGAAAAAACCAAAGCCAGCGGCAGTTCTTATGGATACCTGAACCTGCCTCAAGGCGTGGGCGTGTTTACCCCGGAACCTGGCGGCAAGGCTTGGTTGGACTTCCTGCCCTACAAAGTCACCGCCACCAACCACCCTGACCGGGACAATGATTCTGGAATTGCGGTGCCCGGTGAACTGTGGTACAAACGCCCGTTCAAAACCCACCGCAATATTGGTGCAACCAACGATGCGGTGGTGTGTTTGAATTCCATCGGGAAAAGATGCCCGATATGTGAAGCCCGTGCCCAGCTGGTCAAAGAAGGCGCTGCCAAAGAAGAAACCGACGCATTGAAATCCAGCGCCCGGAACCTTTATTTGGTTATGGTGAAGAATGATAAGAAGTTTGATGAGAAAAAGATCCATATCTGGGACGTCAGTCAGTTCTTGTTCCAGAACCTCTTGACCGATGAGCTCATGGAAGCTTCAGAAAATGAAGTGTTCCCGGATTTGGAGTGTGGGAAGACATTGAAAATCCGTTTTGATTCCCGTACCATGGGCAAGGGGAAGCCGTTTGCTGAGGCCAGTCGGATTGACTTTGAAGACCGTGACCCGTACCCAGAAACCCTCATGGCTGCCATACCCAGTCTGGATAGCGTGTTGAATATCCTGACGTATGAACAGCTGGAAAGAAAGTTTTTGGAATTGGAAGCGGATGACGAAACCACCGCCCCGGAACCCCCGAAAAACACCCCTCCGCCACGGGAAACTTCTAAGGCACAACGGGAAACTGCTGAGCCAGGGGAAGATACACCCCCGGAACAGCCATCACGTAGGAGGGCTGCCCCGGCTGCCGCCCCTGAGGAACCGCCCAAAGTGAGCCGCAAGCCCAAGGGCACGCCTTGCGTGGCTTGTGAAGGTGTGGGGAAGAATTCCCGTGGGGGTGAGTGTAAGATTTGTAAAGGAACTGGGGAAAAACCCCAACCGGAACCAGAACCCAAAGCCGCCCCCAAAGGGGACAATCCATGTCCGTTTGATCACGTGTTTGGTTCGGATTTTGAAAAATTCGATCATTGCGATGAGTGTAAACAATGGGATGCCTGTTTGGAGGAAAAGGAATCCAAATAATCATGCGAAACCCTTTTGCATTGCATAGTCCAGACTTCAAAAGCAATCCCGCAGAAGGCAAGATGGTGGTGGGGGCATACTTGCCCTCACACCTCTTGGAAAAACTTGCGGTGAATTCGATTGTCCGTGGCGTGCCAAAAAGCAAAATCATGGAACTGGCATTAACAGAATACCTTCAACGAAACAAGCACCCCTCCCCACAAGTGGTGGATATCGTGGTGGGACGGGTGGATGCCTTTTGGAAGAATTACAAAGTTGAATCTATGGGGAAATTGAATTGGCAACCGTCCAAGGAATTCGAAAAATACAAACAACTGGTCTTCAAAACGCTCAAGAAGCGTGGGCTGCCGGAGGACATCTTGGAAAAGGTTAAACAGGTGGTACAGACATGGAGTCCATGAGAAGGAAACCCCTTTCAGAACAAATACTACATCGCAAAGCCGCCGCACCGGAAGAGACCAAAGAAGAGTATGATGGTTCCAGTACCATAATCAGTACGGGAAGCACGTTGCTTGATTTGGCTATTTCCGGTGGCCGTTTTTATGGTGGGGGAATTCCCGCCGGAATACTGGTGGAGATATTTGGCCCCAGTGGTTGCGGCAAGACTGTTCTGCTTTGCGAGCTGGCTGGAGCCATCCGGAGGGCTGGCGGACAAGTGTCTTTCTTTGATCCGGAAGCACGGATCAATTCCCGTTTCGCCCGGATATTTGGTTTGGATTTTGAAGATAAAAATGTTTTATATTCCACCCCCAACACCATCCCGGAAGTATTCTCAGCCGTTCGGGAATGGCAACCCACCCCCAAGGGGAAAGTCCATGGGGTGTTTGCGGACTCATTGGCCGCCTTGTCCACGGAGCTGGAAATGGGGAATGATGAAGGGGACAAGATGGGCGGCAGACGGGCCAAAGAATTCAGTCAGGAAACCCGCCGGACTTGCCGGGAAATCCCGATCAAGAATATCCTCATGGTTTGTAGCAATCAGATCCGCCAGAAGATGAATGCTGGGCCATTTGAATCCAAGTACACTACGCCTGGGGGTGAGGCCATCCCATTCTACGCATCCCTGAGACTGAAGGTGAGCCCCGGCACCAAGAACAAAGACAAACGTACACTCAACGGCAAAGAAGTCACCCGTGTGTCTTCTATTGAGACGGTGGTGGAAGTATTCAAATCATCCGTTTGGAAACCGTACCGCACGGCCACTGTCTGTATTACGTTCGATTATGGGATTGATGATATCCGGGAAAACCTCAAATTCATCAAAACCTATTCCAAGGAATCCGTGTACACCCTGGGGGGCAAACGCCTGAGCAATAGCTTGGAGGACTCAATCCAAATAGTGGAATCCGATGGGCTGGAGAAAGCCCTGAAAGCGGAAACCATCGAACAATGGGAACTGTTGGAAAAACTGTTCGAAAAAGAACGAAAGCCGAAAGTGCGATGACCGACAAAAACGAAATCATACACCTCATTACTGATCAGATTGAAGCCCTGGCCCATGAGCACTTTGGTCATCCGGACACCATAGCCAAGCTGTATGGGGCTTGCCGGGAAGTGGAAGCGGAACTGACCCGCCGAATGGAGCAAATACGGGAAAAGGAGGAAACCGAAAATGGAATACAAGATACCATCAAAGCCAGGGACAAGTCCTTTGGATGAGCAAGTGGGGGGTGATCATTACAAACATTTCCCCATCCAGCCAATAGTTTTCATCACCCAGAATAAACTTGGCTTTATCCCCGGTTGTATCGTAAAAAGAATTTGCCGGTACAACCGCCCCGGTGGTAAAGGGGTGGAGGACTTGAAGAAGATAATTCATGAAGTGGAAATCCTAATCCAATTACAAGAGGAACAAGATGAAACCTGAACCCTGGTTCTGGATATGCTATGGGCCATACAAAAATTCCATAGCTTTTAATTGCAATGAGGCAACAAGGAGCGAGTTCACGGCATATGCAACTGTTGCTTATAGAAACCGAAAAGAAAAGGTTGGAAAGTGGTTTGTCCGAAAAGATTTTGAACATCCAGACCGGGACATGAAGCAGTTCTCATGTCCAGAATGTAAGAATTTAATGAGCCAAAAGGAACTGGACCAAACATGGGATTGGGCTGGCCCACATTGTAATAATTGTGGATGTACTGGAATGAGAATGTTTGGGGAAGTGATGAAAAACAAGCCCGTTATCAGTGGCAAATCTGGGAGAAAATAAAAATGCGACATTCGATCAAAAACTTTATTGAAGATGGGATGGAAGTGAAGTTACAACGGGATGATCCGATAAAGAAACCTTGGGAAACACAACCCATAAACCTGTTAGATGACTTTCTGAAAGAAGAACGCAAAGAAGTGGATGATGCATTGAGACGGTGGATGGCCACCGGGACGGATGTTGATCGGGTGGCGTTAATGATGGAATTGGCCGATGAAGCCAACACCCTCATGATGATCTTTTCCAACCTCCACCAAGTCAGCCGTCATTACCGCAGGGGACACCCGGTGAAACGGTTGCCCCGGACACCCCAGCCAGAACCTCTGACGGATAATGAACAAAACCTATCCATGTTGATGAATTCTTCCTGTGAGGAAATGAAACATCAAAGGGATGAGTATGATTCTGGATACACCTACAATGAGCCGGGATATTCCGGAGCAAGGACTAAACCATGAAAAAACGCATAACCATAGCCTCGGCCAAAAGTAAAGGCAGAAACCTACAAAAGTGGGTTTGTTCCCGGATATCGGAACTGACCGGGATTGAGTGGGGGAAGGATTGCCCGATTGAAAGCCGCCCGATGGGGCAGACCGGAGTGGATGTGCGGATGGAAAGCACGGTCAAAAAGCTTTTCCCCTTTTCCGTGGAATGTAAATGGCAGGAATCCTGGTCAGTCCCAGCTTGGATCGAACAATCCAAAACGAATCAGGAACCGGATGCCACTTGGATTCTGTTTATGAGACGCAAAGGCTTGAAGCCATTTTCTGTGGCATGTTTGGACGCTGATGTGTTTTTCCAGATGTTGTCCTTGATCCCGGAAGAACACCGCAAGCATATCAAACTCCTGTGAGGAAACATGTGCGTATTCTGTGCGGAACATAATGAACGGGCATCTTGTTTTTATCGGAAAATGTATGTAAAATGGTCTAACAGTTGGGAAATCATAGAGTATGTCCCCAACTATGGCTTTATCATGCCCGGTGTTCTTACCACGAATGGACGGGCATGTTTGATATTTGAACATCTACAACCGGAAGATCAAGCCGCATTTGCTCAGTACTTGAAGGAGACACTCAGATGATAAAATCATTAAAATTACAAAACTTCCAATCCCATCCCAATTCAGAACTAAACTTTTGCCCTGGGGTCAACGTCATCATCGGCCAATCCGACAGCGGCAAGACTGCCCTGTTGCGGGCATTGAGATGGGTAATATGGAACCGCCCCAGTGGTGAGTCCTTCCGTTCCAGCTGGGGAGGGGACACCCGTGCTTGCGTGGAAACCACGGACGACCAAGAAGTCATCCGCATCCGCACCAACACGGACAATGCCTACATCGTGGATAATGGGGAGGGGATTGTATTGGAAATGAAAGCTTTTGGGATGGATGTGCCCGATGGGGTGACAGAAATCCTGAAGATGAATGATCTCAATTTCCAACAACAGCTGGACAGTCCGTTCCTGTTGAATGAAAATCCGGGAACCGTGGCCGCCCATTTTAACCGTATAGCTCATCTGGATAAGATTGATTCCAGCGTGAGCTTATTGAAACGATGGTCAACGGCATTAACCCAACAGATCAAAGACGGGAAGAACCAAGCCCAACAAATCACCGCTGACCTCCAGAAGTATGACACCTTGGATGCGCAAGAACACCTTTTGGAACAGGCGGAAGCTCTGGACGCCCAGATGTCCGAACACCGAAACAACCAACAACTCCTACGCAATATTCAGGCCGAATGGCAACGGGTGGAAAAACGGATCACCCACTATGAGAAAACCACCGTTCTTGCGCCCGTAGTCACGCAGGCACTGTCCGTAATCGAAGAACGTAAAAAGATACAGGCCGAATGTAACCAGCTCACTACGGTGCGGGAGAACTGGAAACGAACACTTTCCAAAATTGAGGAATATTCCCGATTGATCCGCTTGCGGGAACCTATTGAAGACGCACAGATCAAACAATCCCAGATCAAGAAAGCGCAACGGGACTTGAATCATATCCGGGAATATTCCCGGAAGTTGTCCGATGTGAACCGCCGGATGGAAACCACGTTTCAGTATCTTCAAACCAATCAACAAGCCTTCCGGGAACAGCTGGGGGAAGTGTGCCCGCTATGCGGACAAGGAGTGGAATGGGATGAAAAGACAATCAAATTTTGAACCTAATTTTATTTTGACTGGGGATTGGCATCTGCGGGAATCCGTTCCCACTTGCCGCACGGATGACTTTTGGGAGGCTCAATGGGATAAAGTCAAACAAGTCAAAGCCCTGCAAGAAAAGTACCGATGCCCGGTGTGGCATAGTGGGGACTTGTTCGACCATTGGAAACCTTCCCCGTACCTATTGTCCACCACGATGACCCACTTGCCCGAACAGTTTTATACAGTGTACGGGAATCATGACCTCCCCCAACATAACTGGGACATGAGAGACCGGTGTGGAATCCGGACTTTGGAAATCAGCGGACACTTGAAAACGTTGTCCGGTGTCCATTGGGGTCAACAACCCAAATTAAACAATTCTGAATTTCCGATCTTTGTATGGCACGTGATGACTTGGACGGGAAACCCGCCTTGGCCGGGATGTACGGACTTGGATGGGATGAGTATCTTGGAAAAATATCCTGATTATCGACTGATCTTAACTGGGCATAATCATAAAACTTTCACCGTTCACCATAATGGACGGATTTTGATCAATCCGGGAAGTCTCACCCGGCAAACCGCCGATCAAATTGACCATCAACCCGCTGTGTATCTTTATGACAGTGTTCATAATATTGTCCGCCCTCATTATCTGGATGTGACAGAAAATGTGATTTCCCGGATACATTTGGATGAAGTGAAGGAGCGGGATGACCGGATTGACGCCTTTGTGGAACGTTTATCCAAAGAATGGGCCACTGGTTTTTCCTTTGAAGATAATCTGAATCAATTTGCGCAAGCAAACAACATCCGCAAGTCTGTAATGGATATTGTATGGAGGGCATTGGAATGAGAATAGTTATTGGGGATTTCATTATCACCAGCGATGCCAATCAATTCGTAATCAATCGGCCTCACAACCCAGGCGACAAGTCCAAACAAGCCGGGCAAACGGTGGACGTGGCCTTGGGATATTTTTCCACGTTGGAATCGTGTCTGAAAGGACTGCCCCGACACATTTGTTTGCGGAGTGAGGCCACCAGCTTGAAGGAAATTCTTACTGAATTGAAAAAGTACCGGGAACTGATAGAAAACGCATTTTATTCATAAAATATGCCCACGTAGAAACACCGTAGCGTGGCGATTGGCAAGGGGTCTGTACGATAGTGTGGGACACTTTATTGGGGGAAAAGACGATGACCGAAAAGGAACTGCTTCAGCTGAAGGAAAACGTGGAAAAGGCTCAGAAATTACTATCCGAATTGGTGGGCCAGAAGAACTACATTTTGAAGGACTTGAAGACCAACTGGGATTGTGATCCGGAAGATATTGATGAGTTGATTCTGCAATATACCCGGACATTGGATGACCTCCAACAAGAACAAGACGCTATAATTCAGAAGATAAAGGACTTGCAAAATGGATGATCTCAAGACCCTCCGCAACACCCTGGAACAACGGAAGGGCAGGAAGATGGAATTGGAAAAACGATTATCCACCACCCTCCACGGCATCCAAGAACGCAAACGGGACTTGCGCCGACATGATGAGGCACGGGTGATTCTGAACACCGTGGCACTGGAAACTCAAAACCAACTTTCTTTCCATATTGGGGACATCACCAGCCTGGCGTTGAATGCGGTGTTCCCCCATCCATACAACCTGAAGGCGGAATTCGTATCAAGGAGAAACAAGACCGAATGCGATTTGGTTTTTGAACGGGATGGGGAAACCCTTGACCCGATATCAGCCAGTGGTGGGGGAGCGGTGGACGTGGCTGCGTTTGCGTTGCGGGTGGCCAGCTGGAGTATGCAAACTCCCCGCAGTCGGAGTGTGATAATATTGGATGAACCGTTCCGGTATCTGAGTGAAGATCTGCTGCCGCAAGCCGGTGAAATGCTTCAACAAATATCGGAAAAATTGGAACTTCAAATCATCATGGTAACCCATTCTATGGAATTAATGAACACTGCGGATCTGGTTTTCCATGTCTCAATCAAAAACGGGAAGTCACAGGTGAGAACATATGAAAATTAAATGCCGGTTGGAAGGATGCGACAATATTGTAGAAGACATCACCAAACTGAAGAAGTTTTGTTGTGACCGCCATCGGCAATTACACTACCGGGCAAACCTAAAGAAAAAACTGGATGCGTTGCCCCCGGAAGAGCGAAAAGATTATTGGCGCATCCACCGGGAAAAGAAGGAAAAAAAGTATTCCCCCGGATCCAAGTACTGTAACACCGAATTCCCCAAAGAAGTGCCCGCTGTATGCCCCCGATGCGGTGTGAAATATCTGGCTTATTTCATGTTTGGGTATTCTGGGGATTTGAAATCCACGGTCAGAAAGTATTGCCCGGCTTGTAAGGTGCAAGCTGAACGCTATTTCGAAATCAATGGGGATGCCCCTTTGCAGGAAACCGTTTGATGTGCGTGTGACGTCTCCAGCGGTGGCCGGTCACATCGTTTCAAGTTCTTCTCATATGGTAGGTCACACCGGATGAAAAGCATACTCATCCGCATCTTGCTACGCAAGAAGAACGATGGCCGGAGCAGTACCCACTTCCCCAAACCCTTTTGAAAAGGAAAAATCATATGGAACTTTCAAGCTTGCTGAAGGAAATAAAGAAGAATTTTGCGGAGGAAATACGGGAAAAACCAGTGTGGGGGAAAGCCGAAATCCTTGACACTTTTGATCGGATATTCCTCAAAACCATTGAAGATTTTGTTCAAGAAAAGGAGAACACGTAAACACCTGAATTTATAAGCTGACCCCCAACGGGCTGTTGATATCAATGATTCTAATAAAACCCATGATTCAATGGGGTTCATCAGTAGTATAAAGCTATGGGTGATGCGGACGGATTCAACCTTCATGACGTAGGATGACGAGAACCACAAAAGACAAAAAGGCAATTTCCGATCATCTCAGACCGGAAATTGCCCTTTTTTGTCATCATTTTGCCGGTGGATCCTTCTTTTTGAACAACGCCCAAACATCAATAAATGAGGAAAAAACGCCCCGGACTTTGGTCCAAACGGACTCATCGGTGATAATGTTTTGAATGCCGTTGAGGACAATTTCCTTCTTTTCAGCCCCCTTGCCTTTGCCGAATTCATCCTGAATTGCCGTCATCATTTCGATGATTAGGCGGAAAAAAGTTGGGAGTGCCGTCAACACCCCGATCACTGTTGCTGTCGTCCATTCCATCGTCATTCCCCCATTTGCGGATATTATCCAAATCCCGTTTGATCTTCCGGTTGCGGTACCAATTCCAGATCCCCGACACCGATATCATTGCGCATTTGTCTTTAGTCGGTGGAGTGTCTTGTAAATATCCCATCTCAATATTCCTCAAATATCACCGTAGCAGAATCCAGCATGTACAGCTGATCCTTATCCAGTACAAACTTCCCCCAGTCAGTAGTCGTGATCAGGTATTGGCTATTGATGGCGAAATTGGTGGTGGACTTCTTGTTCTGCCAGTACAAGGACAATGTCCCGGAAGTACAAGGCAGATCCGGATTGGAACTGGTGAACTTGGCCAAATACGTCACTTCAGAATAGAAGAACATGTATGTTTTTCCGCACACATACTGATCTTCCATCGCCCCAAAAACTGTTCCAGAAAATAACAATAAAAACAAAATCAATACGAGTATCCTTTTCACGTCTCTTTCCCCTTCCTGTTATTTGTAGGCCATCCAACTGCCCCATAATAGAAAACCACCAATCACCCCCGCCAACAAAGCCAACCTCCATTTCATAAACACCGGCATTCTTTTAGCCCCCCTTTTCCCGTAGGCGTTGAAGTGCATTGGAAATCAACCGAACAAATGTCTCCGCCTCATGAGGATATAATACTATTTTTTGACCATTCACCTCAAACATTATCCGGAACCCTTTTCCATTATGAATCACTTCCACCCCAACCAAGTTGCCCATTAGTTGACCCCGTGTTTTCCAGTTAAGATTTCGTTGGACCAGACTTCACGATTGCGCTTTTGCCCGCATAAATTCCCAGGCCGATCATAATATCATCCGTGGCCGTTTTTACATCGCAGGAAATAAACCCATAATCAGGCCAGTAATGCCCGATCAGCTCCAGAATGCCCTTCATAATAAAAGCCGTTCCGATGACGTACATCTTGTAGCCATCGATGGCCTTTGCCAGTTTATCCAGTCCAAGTTTTAAAAGCCAGTCACCCATTATTTGATTTCCTTTATCTTTGAGTACAGTTTGAGAATTCTATTCAGGTGCCCCTCCCTGTACTTTTCCTTGGAACATTGGGAATATCGGATCATCCGGATGATAAGATATTCTTGCCAATTCTGGGGATTCCATACCATCAGTTCATCCATAGCGTTGCCGTCCCATTTAGGATGATTTTGGGGATTGACCTTTGCGTCAAACAAACAAATATCCAAAGGAAAAGGCGCCACATCGCATCCGGTTGGCGTCCAGTACTTGGACAAGTAAATCTTCTTGGCCTCTTCTTTGGTCATCCCAGCATGTACTTCCGGATTGTACCGACTGGCCAGCCCCCAGATGGTGAACCCGCCGGGATCATCCGGATCATTAGTTGGTCGGCCTTCTAACCCAATTACAATTTCAAATGCCCGGTCAAATGACTCCCTCATATCTCATCCCCTCTGCGGTATTGTCTGGAACGTTCCTGAATTACAGTTTCCAGGGAAGTTATCTTTTGAAGCAACTCCCCGTAAATGCCTTGAACCTTGTTGGAATGATCGTGCCGTTTTTGATCCTGAAGATCAATCCTATCCATAAGTTCATCAATCTTTTTTACCAGTACATCATGCGTTTCCCGTCTTGTTTCTCTACAATCCTGACGCTCAATACGACAGAACTTATTATTCACTGTATTCTTCACTTCATCTTGCAAAAGGTTCAGCATTTTTTTATTCTCCGTGACCTCTTCTTTCAATACGCTTATGGCGTGTTTGGCCCCGCCCCAGGATACCGCCGCAGCAAGTACCGCCCCAAAAACCGTTCCCAAAGACGTTAATTCATGTGTATCCATTACATAACCTTTACCAAAAACCCCTGTAAATTATTTCCCACCGGAAGATAAAATATGTCCAATGGAGGCAATAACTAAAATCATTGCAAAGGATAAAAATGCCCCCCACAACGCCTTGACGGATAATTTTGGGCATGTTCCTTGAAATACGGACATGTCGTGTATTCTGGATTTGATCAAATTCATATCCACCCGCAATTCCAAGTACATGGCTTGCAGGTACTGGATTTGAACCGTTTGTTCCGATACCGATTTCAGGGAAGACATAATGACGGCAAACTGATCACTATGCTGATCCAACTTCTTGTCAATAGTGGCCAGAATATGATCATTTTCCCGCCGATTAAATTTCACCTCTTGATTGTCGTCCATCCCTAATTATCCTCATTATGCAAAATTCACTACAAAAAGCCAAGTCTTGCCCCGGTATTCTTCCGAAATATGAACCACGGTATCTGTGGTGGAATATTCCCCTGTGTCCTCATTATAAGCTCCAGGGCCGACAACAATCTCAGTTAAACTTTCCGGATA